ATTGATTGGACTCCTTACACCTAAATTAAAAGCATTTTGAGCATCTTCAAAGTAAAAATTCTTGTATGTTTTTAATAAGTCATCAGCAAGGCTTTGTGCCATTACCATAATAGTATCTTCTTCAACATTATTTTGTCCTAACTCTATGTAGGTTTTACTTACTAAATCTACAGAACCCATTATAAGTTCTTCTTTTGTCATTGTTTTTATTAGTTTCATCTGTTTAATTGTTGTTTAAGTTTTTCCTTAACATTAATGTTTTTCTGTAATTGTAAATGTATCTTACTCATTCCAGAATTATTTTTAGTTTGTCTTTTCTCCCACGTTCTAACACATGCTTTCCAGTCTTTCATTTTTGTTTTACCAACTTTCCAATCTTTACTTTCATAAAAATCATAAAAAGTTTCCGCATCTATATTGTTCTCTCTTTGCTCACAATAAATTTTAATTTCCCAAGTAGTTGGTTTTTTAAAACGCCCTTTATTATTACTATACGTAGTATTAGTATTAATACTTGTATTATTATCCTTAAAGTTTTCTTTAATACCCTCCCCATCATTTTCTTTAATACCCCCTTTAAGAATACTTAAATACCTCTTATCAATTTCTTTAGTACCTTCTTTGTATGTGTAATAAGATGATATATAGCCATTTGATATTAATTCGCTTACCCACTTAGATATGGTTACAACACTCTTGCCGTAAAGATTAGAGAAGTATTTATTAGTTGCAAAGCACTCTCCATTCATATTTAAAAGTGCAGTAATTTCAGCATACAATAATTTAGCATTAGCAGTTAGGTTTTTATCATACCTAACCTCAGCACTTATTATAGCATAGTAGTTTGGTTGTTTCATTTTAGTTGTGTTTTTCAATTTTTAGTTCATAGCATTTAGTATAAGTAGACATAACAACGTCCCAACTATTTACATCTTTATACGTCATCCAGCAAAATCTTGCTTGTAAGGGGTTTAATGGCTGAATGAACAGATAGTGTGTAACTTTTTTATTAGGGTTGTTATGGGCTTTATAATTAACTCTAAGCGTGTTTCCATTACTTCTAACACCTTTAACGTCAATATAGTTTAACTCACCAATACCCTGCATAACTATGTCAGCCTCAACCACAGGTCTTTCTTCAATCAAGGGTGCTGCCTTATATTTAACACCTCTATTGTTGTCAAGTATATGTCTAGCAACTAACTCTGCAAATATTCCTAGACTCTGAATTTTATGTTCTTTATCTCCTCTGTACTTCTCTGTGTTTTTGTTATACACATCAGCAGACAACATACTTCTTACCCCAGCAAGTTCATCAGCAAGTTTGATAAACGTACTAGGGTAAGTTGTATTTTTCCATTTAATCATTAGAATGGTAGATCATCTTTTTCTTCTTTAGAAGAAGTGTCACCTTTCTTCTCTTGTGGCTCATAGTCATTAACATAAGCATAATGAGTTGCACCTTTTTCAGAAGGTTCTTTTCTTTCCGCTATAACCATAGAAATCCAGCCGTTCTTAGAGTTGGCTTGTAACTCATCAACTTTAAAGTTTGCAACTATCATACCGCCAAACTTTGTTTCAATGTTTTTAATGCTACTTGGTAAGTAGACTTTGTTTTTCTTGTCTTTCATGTTTTAATTTGTTTATTTTATATAATTTATTTAGTGATTTATTTATTGTTTCTAGTTGTTGTTCTAACCCAGAGATTTCTTCATCTATCTCCACCTCAATAATTCTATTTTCAACTCTTTCAAAATGTTTGTTTTCTTTTTTCCAATTCTTTTTGTGTTCGTATTGAAACTGAAATTGTCTTGAATGATGAATTATTGAAGCGTGATGTAAGTTAGTAACACCTGCAATGTCTTTTAGGGTTAATCCAAACATTTCCCTTAATATAAATATATACAGTCTTTTAGCAAATATAATATTTCTTTTTCTACTTCCTAAAAATATTCTATCCTTATCCACATTGTAAATTTCTGCAATTTCGCTAACTATTATTTCATGGTAATAGTCGCTAAATTTTAATCTTCTTCTTTTCATGTTTTATTTATTTTATATCGTACACTATTGTATCTACTATGTCTTGTATTTCAAGACCCATAAAGTCTGCCAATCTTTCAGCGTGTATAAACCTCATGTTAGTAGGAGTTTCTATAAACTTTTTGCTTGTAAGGTAATTTACCTCTAAAATCTTACAAAGCCTTAAATTAGAGATACCATAAATTCTAAGCAAAGCCTCAAACTCATTTCTTGATTTCCTGATCTTATCTAATGAATATTTATTCGTCATTTTTTAATATGTATTTTTCTATTTTCCACTTAGGTACTTTAAACTTAGTTGTTCCAGAATAGTAAAAGTCTACTAATTGTTTTTTATTTAGTAATTGAGTTATGCCATCTTCAATAACCTCACCAAGCAAATGTTTTTTACTCCATATCATATAAGAGTAACCCTTCAAAAAATGATTAAATATCTCTATGTCCGAATACTCCGTCTTTGAACATTTTGAGCCATTGTTTTCTTGTGTCTTTTTCAATTTTATTTTCGTTTATAGTTTGTATTATTTGTTGTGCCTCTATTTCACTCATGGTATTTAGGCTAGATATTATTGATTCTATTTGAGTTACAGGTATTGATGTGTGGTAAATGTTGCTCTCAATGATGAGCCATTGCGTATCTGTAATAGGCGTTGGCTCACCATCAAGGGCTTCATCTATCCAATCATAATTATTCATCCATCTCAAACGCCATCTCATCCTTGCTATACATTCCTTGCTCGTAGAATCCTGCTAATGTTAGAACAACTCTACCCATTGCTCTTTTTTTAGCCATTGAAACTAACCACTTTTTTCCACCCCCTGTCAGATTATTTGTAACACTTGCCTCCCCAAAATCCATTACGTTTTTTACCTCATTGCCAACCTTCATAGTTGCTGCTGCTTTAAGAACACACTCTCCTTCTTTTACATCTAAAAGTATAACTTCATAACCGATAGTTATTCCATTTTTAGCAGCAATTTTATCTACACCACTTCTAGTTATTGTAGAAAATCCTCTTTTGTCTTTATACACATCTTCCCTCACTAATCCATTTTCAATATAAAGTCTTTTTAAAGCCTCTTGTCTAGTTTCTTGTACAGGTTCTGGTTGTTTCATTAATTTTTCTCTCATTTTTTTTGACATATTATTATTATTTAATTGGTTAATATTCTCTTTTGTTTTTCCATAAGGATTTTCTGCAATGTCGTGCATTGCATTAATATTTTCTTGTTGTTGCTCTTCAAAAAGTTGTTTCATTTTTCCCATTGTTTTTAGTTTTTAGTTAATAATTTAGTTGTAAAACTATATAAGCAAAGAGGCGTTTTTATTATTACGCCCATAATCTATCACAAAGTATAACCGCTGAATTATTAATTACGATGATTACAACTTTGCTCATACAGTTTAGGTTTTTTAAACCAGTTGCCACACTCATTACATATGTAGCCTTTAGTTCTAGTTGTTTTATTACAGGAAGGACATCTGTCGTTTCTTTTGTATAATTTTTCTGCTTGATAGTTTAAGTAATTTAAGTCTTTGTACATCTCTACTCTACAACAAACCGATATAAAACTATCTTCATAACTACACCCACAACATGATGAAACCCTTCTAAACATTTTTTTATTTATTTTTCTTAGATTTATTTTTTGTTATTTTATTAAGAGTTTGTTTTAATTCAATAATTTGTAATTTAAACTTTGAATTTGCCTCACGTAATCTTTTTATTTCATATTCTTGAACAGAAAAACCTGCCTTTATTTCTGCGTTTACACTATTTACTGGTAAATAAGTATCCATTTTTTATAAGTTTGGTTAATAATGAGTACAAAGTTATAAAATTGGAATGAACTACCAAGACTTTTTTAACATTTTTTTAATAAATGTTTATCTGCTAGGTTAAAATTTTAGAAATAATGCACTAAACGTGCTACTTGACCGCTGTTTTTTTCGTGAATAAAGCCCTCAACTGCCTTAGGAACGCCTGTAAATCCTTTTCTTGAGTGCCAACTATCTGTTGCT